CCTTTTTCGGTTTTTACACCATTTTTTAATTGTTTCTCCAACATTTCAAGAACTCTTTGTTGTCTTGACCTTTTTGCTACTGTAGCCATACGGATTTAGTTATTAAATTAGTAGCGTAGGGCAGGTAACGCTCCTGCTTTGTTCGGCTTATGAGACCGATGGGATACTATACCCCCCCCTCGCGATGTATTATTTATTTTGCTGACTAATAAGGATTTGAACCTTAATCTCCCTTCCCCTGAGAAGCCCACGTTCCAGGGACTCGAACCCTGTTTTGGAGGATGGTGTGCACCATTACACTATAATCAATCGGATGCTTCGAATCATCCATTCCCAAGGTAATTAATCTTGAGTTTTGCGGTCTATGACGGTAACGCTCCGTCTACTCAACAGTGACAGTGTTGGATGATGCTTCTTCACTAATAGACCTTGTTTTTATTCTCAACAAAGATAGGTAGAACAATTTAAACTACCAAATCTTTTTTTATTTTATTTTTGTGGAGGTACACGGTAACGCTCCGTGTTCTGTGATTTGCAAAACCACTGTAATTGCTTTTATACGATACCCCCATTATTTATTTTCCTTCCCAATCTCCATCCTTCCGGAATTAAATCTCCTTTAAATATTTTTTTATTCTCAATTTCATTTGTTATCCAACAAGTCCCATACTGAGAATTATTTTCCCCATTACCTTGTCCTTTTCGAGATTCTTTCATTTTCTCAATAGATTCGGGGCTATGTTTTTTCCCTTTAAAATTATCATACTTAATCTTCCCCTCTTTATGTAGTTTTTTTACTCCTTCTTGTCTTACACGAATCATTTTATCTCGATATTCCGGGTCTTTCCATCTTTCTTTCATAAGAATACTAGACGCTATTTGACCCTTTTCCCAATCTTTTTTTGTAAATCCACCTGAACCACCTTCTTTAAGATTCATACATAATTTATCGGAGATTAAAATCTTATCAACAATTTTTAACTCTCGAATAACTAACTCTTCTCTTGTTAGTAAAAACTCCAAAATTTCTTTTGTGTGGTTTTCTTTACCGTATTTTCTAATAGAATATCTTAATCGTTTTCCACTACCCAAATAACCATCTTCTAAATTAGTGGTACTGTGCATTCCGATATAAAATCTATTTGTAACATTACAAGTTGTTTTATAAATGTAATGTATATGTGGTTTTTTTCTCGCCATTTTGTTCTTTTACTATAAATATCTCAATCTATAGTAAAAGTACAAAAATGTTTAAAGTACTGCCACGGAGAATCGAACTCCGATTTTATGGATGAAAACCATATATCCTGACCGTTAGATGATGGCAGCGAATTTTGGATAGATGAGGTTCTATCCGGACCAGGACTTTCTCCCTTGGGAGATGTCATTTTTACATTATCAATATTTCAATTAACTTGTTTCTTTTTGATGGTACAAAGATAATACTTTATTTCATTCTACCAAATTTTATTCTTCTTTTTTTTCTTCTTCGATTAAAACATTTTTTAATCCGTAGGTTACTCCTAATATTGGTGAGTAATCCATAACCAACTCTTCTCTTATATCGTCCATATCTTGTTTTTTAATTCGGTACAAAGATAATCTTTTATTTCATTCCGACAACTATAAACCAAAAAAAAATCCACCTTTTTTGAAGATGGATTTTTGAATATTTTTTTTACTTAAATATATATCATACCATCGACTTCCAAGTTGTATCTCTACCCTCAGTTCCCGCTATCGTAAGTAATATGTTTAAAGTTTGCATTTGTTGTGTTATTGTAATTTCTAATAAATATACGACTTTTTATAAAAGTGTCAAGTCTTTATTTATTTATTTTTTTAATAACGATGATTTTAAAACTATTTATAGATAATAAACGTTAAAAACTTTAATATGAATAAAGAACAAATTTTTGGTGTTATTCGCCATGTATTCACTGCCGTTGGTGGTATTGTAATTGCTCAAGGTTACATTTCTGACGGATTGTACACTGAACTATCGGGTGCGGTATTAACATTAGTTGGTGTAATTTGGTCAATTGTTGCCAAAAAACCAGTAGTGTAATAAACAATAAAAAGGGTTAGATAATTCTAACCCTTTTTTTATAATTATTATTTTTAATAATCCCAAATATCTTTATCTTTATCTCTTTTAAGTAATTTTTTATATTCGAGAACTTTTTTTGGATTTATAAATCTAATTCCGTTATATAGGAATGAATGATTATCAATTAAATCATCAATATCATATTTGGGCCAATTATCGAAGAACTCAATATCTTTGGTTCTATATTCTCCTTTATCATTGAATCCCCATTTTGATGGTCGTATAATAACATCTAAATCGTTAACATCATCAACCATACCGGTTATCACTAATGGTGCCGAACCAAAAACAGCATAATCCTCAGAGTTTAAATTATAATCCTTGAGTTTATCCATTAAAAATTTAAAGTTTTTCATATTGATAAATATATAAAAAAAAGTTTAACAACCCCGCCCTTGGGTCGTAGCGGGCAACAATGGGAAATCCGGAATTCGTCGTGTTCGTCACCGGCGTACTAGTCCTTATCTATCCTTTACCATATTTCTATGGTGCTACTATTGGGAGGTCACCCCTATCAACACGTCTAGTCCATTAATTTTTTAGAGTATGGACACCCCGGTTGTTAAACTTTTTAATTTGGGATATTGATAGGATTCGAACCTATATCCTCCCGGCCTTACGCCGGTCGCACGTCCAATTGTGCTTCAAAATCCATATTTCTTCGGGAGAGACCCTCTAGGGATAACCATAACGGAATTACCCTTGACTCACTCTCCGTCTTCTGCGCAGACCGTAGGAATCGAACCTACCCATCGAGGTTTTGGAGACCTGACCGACGCCTTGTCTGTGACCTGCATTTAATAACATAATTCTTCTTGGTTCCCCGCCGGGTAACCCCCCTACTTTTTCACACAACCCGGATGCCTCCGAATCTAATTTTCTATTTTACTCCCTAGTAAGAAACGCGTCTTCCATTCGGTTGTTCAAGCCCATTTTCGTGGTTAAACAATTATGTTATTTGAGGTCTCGGTGGGAATCGAACCCACTCTGTTAGTTTTGCAGACTAACCGGTCGCCACGACCATCAAGACCAATTAACCTACGACCTAAAGAACAGGAATTGTGTCCATATCATTCTATGAGTACCGTAGGTTTTCTATTTTAAAATTATCACTACGGGATTCGAACCCGTATTCAGTAACAAATTAAGAGATTCTATCTCAGTTACTATGCTAACCCAAGGTGGTATTCATTCCCACTTACACCAAGTGATAATCTTTAATTTTCTGTTTCTAATCTTTTAATAACATCTTTAATATTGATATATGATGTTAAAATTGTTGGTAACCCAAGAAGAGCATTACAAAAGTCGAACATATATCTATAAGTTGAAAATACACTTCCCACACTCACCTTATTATACATTACATAGTAAGTTAACAATGCGGTTACACTTCCATAAACAATTCCTTGAATCCAAATTGAGAACTTAGCATCAATACTTGACATTTTAAGAGATAAGGACTGACCTCTTTTTAACAAATTGTTAATTGCTGAGATTTTTCTCGTACCAATCACATCAGTTTGTTCTTCAGACAAATCATTATATTGACTCGTAATATCTGCTATCTTTGGTGAATAATATGCTGTCGCTCCCAAGATTAAAATTGTTGTGATAATCAAGAACCCAACAATCGGTAAACTTACCATTGACAAGAAGTAGATAGCACCAACCAAACCAATGATTGTTTGTATTACTAACAACATATCTCTCTCAAAAAACTGAACGATGTAGTGCATTAAGGTTAATCTTCCATTGATTTTGGTAGTCTCAACATCACTATCAAGTTGTTTACAAGTTTCAATAGAAGCAAATCTTCTATAAATTCCGGAGAACACTTTAGTGTCGTAAATTCTACTAATATATCCAAAGAACATAATCGCAGCAAACGTAGAAACCAAATACCATATGTATGAATAATCTTTAACTATCAAATGGTCAATCGCATTACCCAAAACTTTTGGATACATAACCATCAATATCGCATTAATCATAAACAATGAATACGAAAACATTATTGATTTCCAATTCTCCCTAAACATTATTTTTAACTTATTCATATCTCCTCTTTTTTAATTTTGACAAAGATACAATTAAATTTTAAAATAATTTGGTTTGAACTGAAAAAACTTTTTCTAATCTTTTTTCAGACATTTTAACATATTCATCGTGTATTTCATAACCAAGACCTTTTCTCCCCAATTTCTTACACGAAACTAATGTTGTTCCTGAACCTAAAAATGGGTCTAACACTAAATCACCATAAAAAGAATAATATTTTACAATATTGTCTGATAATTTTTCAGGATATGGTGCCAAATGTTTTGATTTAGTCTCCGGATTAATTAACCAAACATTACTTCGTTCATATTCTTCATTAACCAATGATTTCTCCAAAGTTTCTTTATCATACGACCTAACAATCTTATCTATTAAAAAGTTAGCCGGTTTTTGAAATACTAATATTGTTTCCGATACTAAATTTGGTTTATACGCCACAGGTTTTCTATGTTGGAAGAACCCGCCATTTCTATTAATTGCAGCACCTTCAGGTTTAACCCAAACAATATCATCAATATATTTCCAACCCATTTTTTCCATTATTGCGAAAAAGTGGAATGGGATTGCCAAACGTTTACTTTCGTGAGACCTTGATTCTCGAGCCACAATAACCGGAGATAAATTTACCACACACATACGACCATCCTTAGTTATTCTGAAAATTTCTAAAAAAACATTTTTTAAAAATTCCAAGTAATCTTCATATGTTGGCCATTCACTATATGACTTAGCATTATAATAGGGTGGAGAAGTCCAAGTTAAATCAACACAAGGTTCTTCAATTTTTTTTAATCCAGATAAACAATCTTCATTTATTATTTTTAATTCCATTATAGGTTAAAATTTCTTGCGGAATCTTTTTTATTAGAACAATCACCGCTGTCGATGCTCTTTCTATTATGACATAATTTACAAAATGTTTTAACATTTTCAGTATCATTATTATTGTGGTCACCATCTAAATGGTCTAAATCTAAACAACCAATTTCAAATCCAACCCAATCTTCAATGGTTGGGACCGGACATTTAAATCCTAATTGACCATCAATATTTTCACAATATTTTTTCTTATGAATGACAATACCTTCTCTAATTACCCCTTTTTTTCTATCTGTTTGACATCTTGAACATTCAGTCTTAAAAGACCAATTTGTCCAACTTCTAACCGCAACATCATTATCGCACCCAATGTTTACACACTTAGGTAAAATAAGACCCCTTTCATAATATTTAGTTTTTTGTACGTTTGAAATACTCATATTTTTTAGTTTATATAATAATACGAGTTTTTTTTAGAAAAACAAATATGGTTCCCATTCTTTTGGAATTTCGTGGTGAACCTGTTTCATCAACATCAAATAGTGTGGTCGTCTTGGTTGTGGAATTTCTTTACCATACTCTTCCAATGTTAAATTGGACTTCTCACCGTTACATCTTCTACAAGCGGTAACCAAGTTGTCCCAACTGTCTTTACCACCCTTAGATTGGGGCACTACGTGGTCTAATGTTAACGACTTTCTATTATTGTCCCCACAATAC